GCGTAGGGTGGCCTCGCCCGTGCGGCGGTCCACCAGCTCCACGCCCCGCTGCACCATGCGGTCCGCGCCGCTCTCCGGGGTGATGCCCTCGCGCTCCAGGCTCATGGCCGAGAGGGCCTGCACGCGGCAGCGGCAGCCCCAGCCGTTGGGCGGGTAGTGGCTGGCCCAAAAGGCGTCGTCAAAGCGGAACACGCGGCCATTCAACAGCCGGTGCGCGGGCCGGGTGCGCTGGTCCAGCACGGCCACGTAGCGCCAATAGGGGCGGTTGTCCGCGTTCTCCAGCATTTGCTTGTAACGCCCGCACTGGTAAGCCGTCTGCATGTTCTGGCGGTAGATGAGCTTCAGCCTGGCCGGGCTGCCCATGTTGATGGTCTTCTCTTTCCCGTCCGCGCCGACCTCAGTCCGCTTGCCCCACCAGCCCTTGGCCCGCAGCACGGGCTCCAGGTCCTTGGCGAACATCTTCTGCGTCCGGCCTTCGGCCAGGGCCTGCTTCAGCGCGCCCCGGATATCCTCCAGCACGTCCAGGCGGGCCACATTGGCCACGGTGAAGGCCTTGGCCTGGGCTTCCGCCCACACCTCGTGCCAGTCAAAGGTGAGCTTGGTCCCTTTGGATTCCAGGTAGCTGATGGCGTCCTTGGGCGGCAGGTCCAGGCGGAAGGCCAGGGGCTTTTCGTGCTCGGGGGCCACGGTCTACTCCCCTTCGCCCGCCGCCGAAACGCGGCCCCACACCTCGGCCGCAAAAATTGCGCGGGCCAACTGCTCTTCCATGTCGCGCGTTTCCATGCGCGGGTAGTGGCTGGCCAGGGCGGCCAGCAGCTCATCCGGCGTCTTGCCATGCTTCAGCTCGGCCACCAGGCTGGCCGTCAGCGCCTCCATGGTTTGCTGCAAGGCGGCAGCCGGAACCTCTGCCGCGTCCAGGGCGTCCTGGTCGGGGAAGTGCGCCTGGTTGTTTTCGGCGTCGGCGGCCTGGCCAGCCGTTAACGCGGCGGTGGCGGCGGGCGGCGCTAACGGGGGCTTGGTGCCCGTTCCCTCCGGCTGGCCGCTATTCACGCGCAGCACGGGCTCGTCGCCTTCCGGCAGGGGGATGCCCGCTTTCTCGTGCGCCCAAGCTTCGGGAATACGCATTACACCGGCCAGCTTGGGCAGGGCCTCGGCCAGCTCGGAGAGGTCCGCCGGGTCGCTTACGTCGAAGGTGAAATACGGCAACAGCGCCGGGTCGCTCACGCCCTGGTTCAGCACAGCCAGGGGCATGAGCAGTTGCTGGGTGATGGTGCTGGCAATCTGCCGGGCGTCGCTGGCCATGATGTCGCGGCGCACGTCATCGTGCACCTTACCCAGGGCGTTGGTGCTGCTCTTGCCGTCCGCCTGGCTGGTCAAGGTGCCGCCCAAAATGGCCTTGCTTTGCCCGCGCTCGCAGTGCTCCAGCATGGCCATGAACGGGGCCTCGCTGCCCTTGGCCGCCTCCTTGAAGTCAATGAGCATGCCCTCGGGGATGATGCCCGCCGCATCGTGCCCAATGGCCTGGATGGCCCGGCGCAGGGCGGCCTTGTCCTCTTTGGTGGCCGTGCCCGGATACGTGCCCACGCGAAGCGGCAGGCCGTGGATCTCCAGGAACTCGGCAAAGTCGCCGCGCGCGTAACCCTTCAACAGGAACGTCCACACCAGCACGCGGAACAGGCCGCTGCGCGCCAGCCAGCCGGACTTGCTGCGGTGGCGGTGCAGCACCCAGCCCAGGGGCGCAAGCGGCAGGCCTTCCATGCTGCCATCGCGCAGGCGCAAGCTGTTGCCGTCGCCGCCGCAGTTGGGCGGCAAAAGCTGGAACCAGGTCTGCGGGCGGTGGTGCAGGGCAACGGGCACGTGGGCGCGGCCATCAAAGCCCCATTCAATTTCCAGGGCCGCAAAGCCGTGGCCAATGGCGTCGGCCAGGTCGAGCACCATGTCCTCAAAGTCCGGCAGGGTGTCGAACTGCTCGCGCACGGCCTCGGCAATGCCCACGGCGCGCTTGTCCGGGTTCTTGGCCGTGCCCGCGCCCTTGCCGGGGTTGATGCTCCATTGCAGGCCGAGCAAGGCCCGGCGGCGCTTGGAAAGCTCGGCGTGGATGTGCTCGTCGCGGTCTTCTATGTCCGCGAACAGGCGGTACATATCCACAATGTCGCCCGCGTCCGCGTTTTGCAGAATCTGGTTCAGCTTGCGCGGGGTGATGCCGCCCGTCAGGCTGGCCAGGAACTCGGCGCGCAAAAGCGGCAGGGCATCGGACTGCATGCCATCCGCTGGCCCCTTGCGGAAGGTGCCCACGGCGGCCTTGAACCGGTCAATAATCGTCGTCATCTTCATCGTCGTTACCGCTCCAGAGGTTGCGCGAGTTGGGGCCGGAATCCTTGGGCACGGGGTCGAAGGCCATGGTGGTGAAGCCGCCCACGGCGATTTCCCACAGCATGTGCGTGGCGTCCGGGCCGTCGTCGTGGTCGGCCAGGGGGAAGTTGCGGAACTGCTCTATGAGCGTGCTCTGGCTGGGGTGCAGGCGAATGCGGCCCTGGGCGAAGTAGGGTTGCAGGCTTTCAATCCGCAGGGTTTTGTCCGCGTGCGGCACCACGCCCTTGGCCGGAATGACCATGCGGCGTTCGGTGGCGCGGCGGATTAATTCGGTACGGAGAAACTCCTGAAACTGCACGGCCTCCACGGCCCACAGCAGGCAGCGGTACTGCGCGTGCATGGCCAGCACGTCCTCGATGATGCGGTCGGGCAGGCGCTTGCGGATGCTGGCTTCAACCACGTCCAGCGTCATGGTGTCACGGCACCAGCCGCCCACCAGAATTGCCGAGGGGTCGCGGCTCTTGCCCTTCTTGCCCAGGCTGGGGTCCACCGCGCCGAAGAACAGCCAGTCGCGCCGAATGTCCACCCAGAAGGTGATGACCTTGAACGGGGCGTCGTCGCCGCTGCCGGGGGCGTTCTGCTGCTCACTGTCAAAGGCGTCGTGGCCGTCGCGAGCGCGCTTGAGCATGAGACTGTAAAGCGGCCGGGCCGATGGCCACGAAACGGTGGCGCCGAGTTCCATGTCCGCCAGGTGCTGGCCGTAATACGCCAGGGCCGCCTCTTCGCCCACGTTCAAGAGCGTTTCTTCCCAGGCGTCCCACAGGTCCATGCGGTCTGGCCAGTTGAGGATGGCGCGGAACTTCTTGTGCCGCCACAGGGGCGCGGCCAGCAGGCGGGAGAGCACGGAATCGTGGTGCAGCACGGTGCCGATGACGAACACGTCCATGGTGTCGCCCGCTTCGCCCAGGGAGAGCACGGTGCGGCGCAGCCACTTTTCCAGCTTGTCGCGCTGTTCCGGGCTCTTCACGTTCTCGTCGTTCTCCAGGTCATCGCAAATAACCAGGTCCGGGCGGTGCGGGCCGTGGCGCAGGCCGCGCATGCGCTTGTTCGCGCCAAAGGCCTGGATTTTGACCTGCCCGCTGGTGATGATGACGCCCGCGTTCCACACGCGGCCCTGGCCGCAGTGCTCCGGGAAGTCCAGCGCCAGGCGCGGGTTGGCCTCAAGCTCGGCCTTGACGGCCTCCAGCTGGGCAGCGGCCTGCTCAAAGGCGTCGGCAATTTCCAGCATGTAGCGCTTGCGGTTGCTTACAGCGCACCAGAGCACGAATTGCAGGCCCACCACCGTGGATTTGGCCTCGCCGCGCGGGGCGGCCACGGCCAGGCGTTGGCCTGCGGGCCGGTCCACCAGGCGGGGCAGGTTCTCGTCCAGCCAGGTGTGCAACACGCTGTCGCCATACTTGACGTAGTGCGGGAAATAGGTACGCCGGAAGAACGCGAAGTCGTCTCGCGCCTGCGCCTTGCGCTCTTTCGACGCCTCCGCGTCTGGCGCGAAGCCGTCGCATTCGGCCTCTATCTGCTGGCGCAGGGAGGCGGCCAGCTCGCCCAGCTCCTTGAGGAAATCCTTTGTCCCGAATTTGGCCGGAATCTTAGGCACGGGCTACTCCTTGGCCAGTTCGTCGCCGAAGGGCTCCAGAATCTCCACGAACGCCGCCGCATGCTGCGGGAAGTTCGCGCGGATGAAGTCGGACAGCTTGTTGATGACGCCAAGCGCCGTTGCCAGCTTGTTCGTCTCCGGCAGCACGCGGCGGCTGGCCGCCACGGTTTTGTTGAAGCTGTCGGCCAGGCTGGCCAGCATATCCACCTTGGCGGCAGCGCCAAGCTCCGCGTCGGTGTTGATGAGGTCCATGAGGGCCTTGTGCTGCACCACATAGTCGGCCAGCATCTGCCGGGCCACGCTCTCCATGCCCTCGCCCGCCAGCAGCATGGCCGCGCGCAGCTTGTCCCAATCCTCCCCGGCCTCCCGCGCCTGGCGCTTCCAGCGCGCCGCCGTGCTGTGCGGCACGCCCGCCTTGTCCGCCGCAGTCTCCAGCGGCAGGCGCTCGTGCACGTAGGCGGCACGTAAGCCCTGGCGTTTCTCGTCCTTGTGCGCCATGGCCTAGGCCCCCATCTTGCCGCGTATCAGGCCCAGGCCAAGGCTCATCATGTCGTTAACGCCTGGCTCGGGCCGTTTAACGCCCGGCGTCACCACGCGCCCGCTGGCCACGTCCGCCCCGCGTGAGGTCAAGCGCGCCACGGCCACATTCACCACGGCCTCAAGGTCCACAAGCCCCTGCTCGGCCAGCCAGGCCAGCTCGGTGGCAAGCTGGTCCGCGCTGATGCTATGGCCCACGGCCTCCAGGCCGGGCCGCAGCACAAAGGCGTTCAGCGTATATTCCGGCGCGGCGGAAAGCAGGCGCAGGATGACCAGGCGGCGGTCCTCGGAAAGCAGCTGGGCGAAGTTCATCTGTCCCCCCGGCGCACGTGGTGCTCAAGCAAGAGGTTCAGGGGCCGCTCTATGCGCTGCATCAGCTCTGCCTGGCCCTGCACCGTGGCCATTACCGTCTTGATGCTGCCCTCTATGCCCGCCAACTGCACGGCCATGGCCTGCACCTCGGCGGCGTCTGGCAGGGCCTTGTGCGCCTGCTCCAGCTTGGTTTGCTTGTCGCGCATGGCCTGGCACTGCGTGTCGCAATGGCTGCGGGCCACGAACTGTTTCCGCAGGCTCCACAGCACCCACACAAGCAGGCCCTGGAAAACAAGCACGATGGCCGAGCCGAGCTTCAGTATGATGTCCAGCCAATCCATTAGCGGGCCTCCTGGTTGAGCAGTTTGAGCAGGGCGTCGCGCTGGGCGGCCACCCCCTGGCACCACGCGCCGTAGTCTGCCGCGTGGGTCAGCAGGTCCGCAGCCGTGGCGTTGTCACGGCCCTTCCCAAGTGCCGGGCCGTCAGCGTAGCCCGGCGTCAGAGGCGCGGGCGGCGGCGCTATTTGCCGCAGCTCCGCCGGAACCGGCGGGCGCTGGCACTCCACCGGCACCAAGTCCGAGGGCATGGTTGTACACGCGCAGGAAAGCAGGGCCAAAAGCACAAGCATCAAGGCCAGCCGTGGCATGGGGTATCTCCTTCAGGGTGAGGGTGCGGGTTTGGGCCAGGCGCTGCCGGGCCGAAAGGTAGTCGGCGGCGAGGGCATCCGCGCGCTGGGTGGCCATCACGTAACGGTCAAGGGCCTTGGCCTTGCTCTCGGCCCAGGCTGTGGCCTCGGCCTGACGCAGCTCGGCCAAAGCCTTGTCGCCTTTGTCCGTTGCCGTGGCGTGGCCGTGGCGGTAGCCGCCCCAGGCGCTGGCCAGGCAGAGCAGCAGCACGGCGAGCGCGCCGCCGAGGCCCAGGGCCAGCTTGCGGGCGGGGAATGCGGTGAAGGTGGTCAAATCCACAAGGGCCTCCTCTTTGTCCGGGTTACTTGTCCGGGTCGGCTGGGCGTGTGTTGCCGCCAGTGAGTTGGCCGCGCGCCTTGGTCAGAAAGCTTTGCCCAAACGCCGCCACGCCGCCGCCGCCCAACAGGATGCCCAGGGCCTCGCCAAAGGCGGCGAAGTCATCTACCACGGTCGCTACCGCTTCACTGTCGTCGACATAGACGGCCACAGGATCGTCAAGATCAAGTTCGAAAGATTGAAGTAAGAGACATCTCGTAATTCGTCATCCCGGCGAAGGCCGGGATCCAGGAAAACCTCATTCACCACAACGGCTTGGGACAGTCAAAACCCCTGTTTCAAAACGAGGTTGGCCCCTTTCGTCGTTATAATCCGGGTCTCATGCTGCCCGGCATTCAGAAACAAGAAGAGAATGACTGACCAAATTACAATGACCAAAGAAACGGATAATAACCAATAACGAAAAAAATAATGATGCAGCTGCCGGGTCTCCTTTAGGTTATTGTGGTTTGGTTATTGGTTGTTATCTTCTTGCTTGGTCATTGGAATTTGGTCAATTGGTCATTGTCCTCTCCAGAGGGTCTGTCTGTCCGCTGTCGTAAATCTATTCTGGACAGGTACGGGA